GATTCTGCCCTTGGAGGCAAGAACTTGGGCGAGTCCTGGCATATCAAGATCAGCCATGATGTCCGTCTTCAATAATCGTGCGATCTGCTTTGCCATCTTATGCTCCCATCTCATCTTTTAATTTCAACGATTCCACGTTCCACACAGGTCTGCGGCGACCTTCTTTGTCTGACCCAAACAGGGCTGTACCCGAATCCACCCGCAAGGCTTGTGCTAGCGCCTGTGAACCAGGTGTAGGCTCACCACCTGTGCCACCTAGATAAACAGTTGTGGGTGTTGGTTGAGATGGTGTAGACCGATCTCTTAATGTTTCTGATAACCCCAGTTCCAAACCTTCACTTAGCAAACGCTCTTGTCTTCTTGTAAGTGCCGGTGGATTGAAATCTCTGGTTTCTCTGTACGGTTCGGTATAGGCAGATAGGCTTTCTGGCGTAATCAATGTTTCAGCACGTTGGTACGCAGGTTGAACGCCGCCACCTTCCGCTTCTCTCATAGGCTGACTAGGCGCAAACCGAGATGAATACAGTAAGCTAGGATCGGCTACCAAACCAGTACCACCGCCCGTCGGAACCCGATTGGTAATACCCGTTTGTGATGGCGCTTCTGCTATCGGCGCTCCTCTTTCATACTGACCCTGCTGCGGTACTTTCAGTCTTGCCTCTCCCGCTTGCTGTGTGCCTTGTGCAGACCCCGCCTTAACACCCTCAACACCGGCTTGTGTAAGACCACCAACGGCTGCGCCTTTCAAGCCAGCTTCCAATGCCTGTTCAGGACTTGCGCCATAAGCCAACGCACCTGTTGCGCTACTTGCACCACCTGCTGCGGCAGCAGATACGGTGTTGGACACGGCTTGACTTGTGCTTGCTGGTAATGCACCTTTCGCCGCACCACCTGCCACACCTCCCACATAACCAGCGCCACCACTAACCACGGCTGATTTCAGGATGTCACCAGCATCACCACCAGATGCAGCGGTAATACCTGCGGAAATAACACCGGAACCAATAGCGGTAGCTACGGCTGTAGATACTGTACCCAGGCCAACCGCAGTGGCTACGCTTGCTCCAACGGCTGCGGCAGCGCCGGTAACTTGTGCGCCTATAACAAGTAATGGGGCGGCTGGCATTTATAACTCCAATGTGTAGCGGTACACTGGACGCATCTCTGTACCGATTAGATTTACGGACTGCTCGACCTTTACCGGCAACTGCGTCATCTCAGAAATCTTCTGAAACCGAGGATCGTCACTGTAAGTCGATGCTTTTTTAACACCAATGTTCTTCAGGTACTTGGATAACTCCACAAAGTTCTTAGCCAACGCCTGTGGCGTTTCTTCTGAGAAGGTATGTATCTCTACCTCACCAGGCGCTTTCACCATGACTAGAAATAAGCTGTTACCCAAGTGAACCAGCTTGTTCTCGGGAGCCTTCAGCATCTCTACCAGCGCACCCTGCGCTAGCCCTACCTGCTCTTCATCCGGCAACGCCCTCCGCAACGCAGACTCTAATATCTGCATAGGTTGCCTTTGTTGCGCTGCAACATCCATATTTTGTTGGGGAGGAGTAACCATATAATCAACTCGAAAGGTTTAGAGCTGCGGCAATCTGTTCGTGAATATAGTAGTGGGAAGCGATCCAATCATAGAAATCTTCCTCCTTATTCCAGTCGGTATCAAGCAAATTGAAGGGGTTATTTAGTCCTAAAAGGCTTGCGTAATACTGATGTTCGACCTGATGAGCCTGTAACCAGTCATCTAAGTTGTCGATATTGGCATCTATGAGGGGGTAAACGGGTACATATTCGCCCTGATCCATCACAGTCTGGGCAAATAGGCGGTGCTGCATCCCGTTTTCAAACAAAAACTCTCCCAGCGAATCCCTGTCGCCAAATTTGACGATGCTGAGAGTGTCAAAGTTCATACCTTGTCAACTTTTCCGTCGAGTTTGTCAAATATCTTGCCCAACATACCCTTGATGTCGGCAATATCAGTCTTGTAAGCCTCTTTGCTCACATAGTCGTGGGGTAAATCCCGAATGTCATCGTCCATACGGTCGAGCATTCTAGTAATGCGGTTAAGCGTCCAGCCACCAAAGAACGCTGCAATCCCCACTATGATGTTAAAAAGCATTTGGCCTTCCAATTTACACTCCGTAATAAGGAATCTTCTTGTTTACGCCACCGATTTGAATCGTAATGTAGCCTTCAGGCACTAGCGGCAGTTCAGACGTAGCAAAAGTAGCCGTCGCAGCCGTCGTACCCGTCAAATTTACGTTAGCAGAGGTCACATTTGCCGTGACACTGCCACTACTGACTGTAACATTCGCTAGTGTCAGGTTTCCGACACTGGTTGTCGTACTGCCAAGCGTTAATGTGGTGTTACCTAACGTGGTAGAAGAGTTAGCAAGATAGTTATTAGGAAATGTTGCCGCAACACTGGTGATATTCGCGTTAGCGAGTGTCGTATTATCGACAGACCCACCTGTAATCGCCACAGCGTTGGCGTTCTGTACCGCCATTGTGCCTAGACCAGACACATTTGCCGTAGAAATGGCTATGGTGACATTGGCTGCGCTGGTCACACGCCCTTGTGCGTCTATATTAACCTGCGATACTTGCGTTGCACTACCGTAGCTACCGGCTGCAACCGCTGTGTTCGCTAGGTTTAAGGTGACGTTACCTGTCAACTGACCGCCACCCGTTAAAGCAGTGCCAGCAATCACAAAGGCTGTGTTTGGGGTTGCACCCACATCAGGGGCTGTCAACACCACCGCACCTGTTTGCCCATTGACGGACAAAACAGCATCCGTGTTATCAATCTTTTGCCAGACTGCGCCGTTAAACACGGCTATATCATTTAATTGCCAGTCTGTTATGCCGTTCAGGTTAGTTGTACCTGCTTGGCTAACAACGTAGTAATCACCTTTGTCACCGACAGAAGACTGCAAGAACGGGCTGTTCGTCGCAGCATTCCAAGTACCCTTGTAAACAAGAGCGCCGATAACATTGATATAGGTGCTTACTGTCTTTAGCATGGTCAGTTACCGTCGCCTGGGGTAATGTAGATCACTGCATTGCTAGTATTTGTAACACCTGTAAAAAATGCGTTAGGCAGAAACGTAATAATTTCGTCTGTGCCAGCTAACAGGGGAATACAAGGTGCTGTAGAGGTAACAACAGTAGCCGCTGAGTTAGCCGCAGCCGCTGTAGTTCCAACCCCCAAGAAGGCAGTCACAGCACCCGCATTTAGAATCCGGTACTGGTTGCCACCTAGCGTAGTAGAAACCGCTTGTACCGCAGCAGGTGCTGTCGTAGCAGCCGTAAATGTCACGGTATTACCGGACGGTGTAAAGGGTGCGTTGACTGCCATGTTATGCCCCTAGTGGTTTGTTTGCCGCTGCTGCTTGCGCCTCTCTAAATGCAGTCACTACTGCATACGTCCATACGGTATTGCAAATTTCAACAACCTTTTCAGGCACACCGTCTAAGTCTTGCCCTGGTGTCAGGCTGCTGCGGTGATAGGTCTTTGTTAATTCTTTACCGTCTTCAATAATTTTTGTTGTTTCACGGTAAAAAACAATACCGTTTTCTGTCACGGTAATTTGGTCAACAACGGTTTCTTTGGTAATCATTTGTATTCCTTTCCGTCTACGCTAGTCCGGCGTAGATAATTAAGCGTTTGCTTCGTAGGTTAAAGTGCCAGTAAATCTAGTATTTGCTTTAAAAACGCTTGGGGTGTCAGTTAATGAAGCAGCGGCTGCTGTAAGTCCTGCGGTGACCATTGTTGTTGAATTGTTATCAACTCTTAAATACAAAGAAACAAAGTTTGTGTTCGCATTAGAAAAGAATCCCACACTCGCCCCCATACCTTGTGGATTAGAGCTTGTTCTAGAGGTAAACGGCAATCCAGCAACGGAGGAAACGCTTCCTGTTCCAAGCACATTTATTTGTAAGTCAAACCACACAGTTACCATTCTTCCAACTTTGATATAGGTTCCACTTTGAATGGTGTATGTGGTATTTCCTGTTAACGTCGGTGTCCAAGTACCTTCCTCATAGTCATCCAGCGTATTCGCATTAGACGATGCGTTTTGCGTAGCAGGGAAGGTGATGCCTGTGCCTGATTGTGCTGATGCGCCTTGTAAGTAAAGCGTGTTACCTCTTGACGCTCCTAAAATATCTGTGAAGCTGATTGTGCCGCCAGCAGTTCCCGATGCAGTGCTTGATGCAAAAGAAAAACCACCCCCAGACATTGCTAAAGTTCCAGCAGAACCTGTACCTGCAAATTTGTAAGCGCCGTCATAATAGACGTTTGACACTATGTTCATGTTGCTAGTGCCAACACCCCAAATTCCATTTCCAGGGGATGTTCCTACTTCTATTGCTTTACCTAACGTCCAGCCACTCGGCGTTACCCCAATCCCCACATTCCTCGACGTATCAATCCGCATTGCCTCGGAGCCGCCGGTGTAGAACGTCATTGGCAGGTAAGTGCCTGTGCCTATGATGCCTGATTGATACCTTACATCACCTGAATTTGCTTGAACACTTGCAAAGGAAGAATTTGTTGGGTCACTATTGTTATAACCAAAGAATCCGCCAGTTGTTCCAGTTCCGTTTGGTATAGAGGTTACAACAGTAGAAGAATTAACAGTGCTGGTTTGGAACACTACACGGTTAGCCACCGTCGCATTGCTGAAGTCACCAAGAATGCGGTTGCCTGTGCCGGTGAAGGTCAGGTTGCCGCTAATGGTTTCAGACGTAACAGTAGTATTGCCACTGCTGATAGTGACGTTTGCCAACGTCATGTTGTTTAGCGTCGTAACCGTATTACCTAGCTGAATAGCGGTATTACCAAGCGTGATCGGGGTATTAAAGTTGGCATCCAACTGTGACAACGGAATAGACGTTGTGACATTGGCAAAACTGTTAGGTACTGGCATTTAGAACCTCACTCTCAATTCGTGTTCGTACTCAAATCCGTTGATCACCATCGCCGCTGAGTTGGATGTTACCGTCATCCCTAAGTATTTACCCCACTGCTGCGCGTCTGTTTTGTACAGCACATAACCCTGACCGCCATACCATGAAATAATCGTGCTACTGTTATTTGTCCAGGGTATTGGATTGCCAAAGTTATTTAACCAACTAACAAAGTTTCCTAGCGAGTAAGTTGGGCTAGAACCTATTTCGCTATCAATGGTGACATCTAAAAAACCACCACCATTAATTGTTGCTTCAATGCCTACCTTCAACGCCTGTTTCGTGCGGATCGGGTCAGTCATGGGGTCAAGCGCCGTCTGGATAATGCTCGGCACTGAACCTGCCGTCGTGTCACCGTACAACTGCAAGAAGTTCGTACCGTTCGTGCCGTACATCTTAATCTTGCCGCCAGTCGCCACAGAAGTCATCAACTTCAGGTCGGTACTCTGGTTTGTGAAAAACCATTTCTTCTCGAAAAACACCGCCTGGACATAACGGTACGTTCCAGCGTCGTTGTAGCGAATGTTGAACGCTGCACACAGGATGTTGTTCAGCAACACCTGACCGGCTGTTACTTGGGCTGTGGCAAAGTCAATGTTCGGGAACACACCGTCTAGCGGGTCTGACAACTTTGAGGTAGTCGAGCCTACCAGCGCGTACACACCGTATTCGTTCATAAACAGCACAGAACGGAAGTACGGGAAAATGGCGTAGGGCAGTCGTGTACCTACCGACGCAGATACGTTGGTGTTGGTAAATATCGTTGTGCCAACATTTGTCACCCTGACATCAGAAAAGACGTTGATGCTGTCCTCGCCAAAGATGTACAAGAAGTTGTTGGCTGACAGTAACTGGATGATGTTGCTGTGAAGTGTGGTGTCGGTCAGAGTAACCGCGCCAGCAGAAACACTTGTAAAGTCGCTGTAGCTACCAGCAGCAGAGTAATACACAGTCCTTCCTTGAGCCACCCAGTTGCGCCCTGAGAAGGTTTGGATACCGGACACTTGCTCGGTGGTAATGACTGCGTTGGCTGTTGCATTCGAACCTCCACCGCCTGTGATAGTTACGCTGATGTTGCTGTTGTTGCTGTAGCCCGTGCCAGGGTTGGTCATGATCACACGGCTAATCTGACCACCTGCGACAATCGCTGTACCGGCTGCATTCGCACCACCGCCACCTGAGATCGTCACCACAATGTTGGCAGCATTCGTATAACCCGTGCCGCCGTTCGTCACGTTGACCGCAACAGTACCTTTTCTAAAGGTCACTAGGCTAGCAATGGCTGTAGCGTTTGTGCCGCCACCACCATTAATGGTAATCGTCGGAGGCGCTGTGTAACCTGATCCTGCGTCGGTTAGCGTGATAGCCGAAACCGCATTAGCAGTAACCGTCGCTTGAGCCGTCGCCTGAATGCCGCCTGTTTGATTCGGAGCCGAGATAACCACGGCAGGTGTGCTGGTGTATCCACTGCCACCATTAGTAATAGCTATCGATCCAACAGAACCGATAGACACAAGGTTAGTACCATCCCACGCAAAGACACCGTTGTTCGGATCACCGATTAAAACGATGTTGTCTTTCCACTGCGTCAGACGAATGCCGGTGTTCGAGAACGTGCCTGTAACCGCAACATTCGCAATAGCATTTGTTTCTACGTTGACATATTCAGCCCGTCCATCGTCCTGAAACCCGATCACATAATCTAGGTTGTTCAGGTTAGAAGACAGGATGGTGGTGACGGTATTGCCAAATGTTGCAGAGGTGTTGGTAAAGGTCGGAATAATTTTGAGGTTGGCGTAACCAATCGGCATAGCATTCTCTAGCCATGCAAACTCTTCCTTGTCGATAGCCGTGCGGTTAGCCTTGGTGTTTACACCCTTAAAGTTCTTGACTACTGCATAGCTTTTCTTTTGCTCTGTCGCAGCCATAGTTAATAAGGATTGCTATAAGGGTCAGGCAAACGCCGAGTAAATGTCGTGTTGAGAACAGAACGGGCTTTGCTGACGTATTGCTGGAAAAAGATTTCAGATTCGCCATAAGACTGTTCTTTGAACTTCGCCGTGTACGCAGCGTAATACGCCACGGGTGTTGTGTACGGATCAACGATTTCGTCTACTTGTGCGCCATTCACCAACGGCGTAGGCAAGATCGTTGTATCCAATTCCATCAAGTAAGCCTGGTCAGGAACCGGCGAAACGTAAATCTGGTTTTGACCAAAAATTGAGAATGCCGCTGGTCTACCAAGGTAATTCTGCCAATACCGCAACTGAGCATTAAATTGCGTCCATGGCAAATAGGACAACGGGTAGCGGCTATTTCCCCAATAAATGTTGATATTCAAAACATCCAGCGTTAGCAAACTTTTAGGCAAGCTAACGTAAGGAATGATCTCAACATTGCCAGCGTATGTGAACTGCGCCGTACCATTTGCAAAAGGCGTAGTCGGCGGGATTGCGCCGGTCTGTAATGGATAAGGTGGTGGATCATCACCTGTCGTTCCAGCCGTCGTAACGATATAGGTGAAGATGTTAGAAAAGATCAGATCATTCAGCGCGACTGCGGTGTTAGCAGTCCATGCAACAGGTGTA